TAACCACCTTTGGCGCCACTGCGATATTGGTCTACTAGTTGAAATACACGACCGGACACATTGGTAGTACGATATGCGCCGGATTTGATACGAACAAAAGATTGTGACATTTAAAGGCTCCTTTTTTATGTCAAATTAATTAACTAACAAAACATATTATAGCAAAAATGGGCATTTGGGTCAACCGTTTTTGTTGTTTTTTGCAATGTTGCTTTTTTGCAACACGGGTTGATTTGCTTGCTTTTGCAACATCATGTCATTATTATAGCAAAATGTCCTATTTAGGTCAACGATTTTTTGCTCAATCTGCACGTGAGCAGGCATAAGCCTTGATACCGGACTGGCGTAGAACTTCTGCGTAGGCTTCGGCACCTGCTTCTTTGATGTCCATGCTTTGTGTGAAGCTGCCACCTGGGTTCCACAAGTCCAAGCCACCGTTGTAGGATTTGCGGAAGCCCACAGTCTTGAGCGCACGACCCAATTTGGTTGAAGCTTTTTCGCTTACTTTGACCCAGGCAAAACCACAGTAGCCAGGCTCACCGTGTTTGGCACGGAAGTCTGCTTCTGCTTGTTGTGCGGCAGCAATAGCAGTATTGTGAATAGATTCGATGTTGTCTAGTGCAATCATTGTGGGCTCCTTTTGTTTAACTTAGCCTAAATTATAGCAAAATGGGTCTTTTTGGTCAACCGTTTAGTGACTGTTTAATGCAGGTGCGGCACCGTTAATAATGTCGCGTTCCACGGCGTGGGCAGGCTTACGACCACGCACAATGTCAACTAAAAGTACTACAAAAGCGTCTGCACCGTGAGCACGTATGCTACGGCACAATGCCCAATCCTTGTTTTCAGTAACTGCACGACGAACATGCTTTTGAAAACGCACTTTGAGCGCCTTGTTTACTTGGGTGCCGCAAACGGTAATACCAATGTATGACTCGTTTGTGTTAGTGTTTACTAACATGTACACGGCATGCTTGGTATCTTGACGGCGTTTACGGGTTCGTTTTTGCATTTCCATAACTGTATTATAGCAAAATGGGCCATTATGGTCAACCATAAAAAACCCTAGTATTTGCTAGGGGTTTTGGGGTATTTTTTGTTGCTTTTTAGCAACATTTGTTATTTTTGCAACTATTCCGGACTGTGTGCTTTAGTTAGCTCACATACTAGCAGAAACTGCTCGTAGGCCAGTCGAACTGCGGGATTGGTCATGAGCTGTTGGGCTTCCGCCTGCATGGCCTTGACTCCGGCTTCGGCACAGTCATGTACACTAAGACCATTTAAGGTACATAATTCATCACCCATTTCTTTGGCTAACTTTTTCCATGCCTTTTGTTGTGCTTCTGTAATAGGAGTACTCTTTGGACGTAGTTCTGCGGCTTTACTGATGGCACGACAGATAGCATCCTCAGCGACTCGTCCCGCGGCAATCATAGCCGCATAGTTGGGGTCAATATTATATCTACGACTTTGCCCACCTGGATAGCACATTACAATATGAGTGCCTTTACCAAAACTATCTAGGTAATCACTATCGTACTCACTGATAGGAACATACTTGCGTCCAACTTTTTCATAATAGATTTTCTTAGTCATATACCTCCCAGGTATTGGTTTTGTGGTTCCAGTGGCGGCGGTCGTAGAAATGTAGTTCAACATCATAGCCAAATAGACCCAGCATGATGTGAAAACCGCCGTGGTCACCTACAGGCTTGAATTGAAGATCTAAGTTGAAGATATGATGTGTGCGATACCCATTGAATTCCACGGCCTTGTTCTTGCCAATGAATCTGCTTCGGTTCCAGAGGATAGTCCATCGACTGCTCCATGGATTATAGATGTTAACGTTTAAATTGATCATTGCAGTTTCCTTTTGTCTAATCCTGACATGCGTGTCATTGCTTCTATTAGCTCTGGATCAGTATCAACTGCTTCAGCCAGCATATCTAAATCAACTGCACGGCTTTTTTCTTTTAATTCTTCAGGAGTCATGTTAGCAAACATGTCTTGGATCTCTGCCATGAGGCCATCTAGTTCTTCCTGTGTACCATCAAAATGGTCAAAGCAACCAGGCTCAAATACCACTTTAAGAGTCTCTTTTTTATCAGTCATATTATCTTCCTGTTTTACGAACAAAGGTCCAGATTGGTGCATTTTTTTCTTTTGTGCCTGGATCGCCGCCAATGCACAATCTTAAATTCGGGTTAATGCCTCGACTGTGAGCATTGACAAAATCGGCTAATGCAAAATGTGTGGTACGTATTAAACATAGTCCCTGGTCGTTTGTGACCATGTAGATGGGTACTCCATTGTCGTAGGATACGTTGAGCATATCCTATTTATTGCATGATCCAATTGATTGGTGGGTACGCCGTTTTGCTGATAGCCTTCTGTTACCATTTCCAGGTATCCGGCGCCGGGCGCTTGTATACCGCTTTGATCGTTCATTTGGTATACTAATGCGCTTACAAAATGTGTATCTGTATGCACACGAACATTGAATCGTGAGTAGTAATAAGGAAAGCCTTCTAGTGCATCTAGTGCTTGTAATGCTGCAAGATCAATATCCCAAAGAACACCATAACATATGGCACCAGGCACGTATTCAATATCTGCATGAGTGCGGAATGCAAACTCATAGTCATTGATCCATGCTGGGCCCAATGAAACTGCACCCGGGCAACGGCGTGCCATTTCATCCAAATTAGTGTTCATTCCATAAGCAAAGTATTTCATGTAGGTATTGTAGCAGAACTATTATTATTTGTCAAGTTGTAACGTTTGTTGTAATTTTGTTAAGTCTGCACAAGTGTACTTTTGGTAACTGTAGCTCAAATGTTCCGGAAACGGAATTTGTTCAATTAGAGCACCGTATTGGTTGGCAATAGGGCGAGCAATATCCATAAAGGACTGTGCTGTCCCGGTTCCGATATTCCAAATACCATTCTCATCAATTTCTTTTTGGATGAATTGGAAATGCACACCCACTACAGTATCCACAGATACAAAATCTCTACGATAACGTTCACTGCCTTCGAACTCACTATTTATGCCTTGTGTTTGTGCCTGCAGAGTAAACTGTGAATGCGGACTTGCCTGTGTACCTTTATGTGTTTCGTTATCACCGTACACATTGAAATATCTAAATCCGTGACAACGACGATGCGTGGGATTCTTTTCTACATAATGTTCGAATAGATACTTGCTCCAAGCATAAGGACTACGTGGATCAACGGCAGCAGTTTCTTGAAAATTGGTGCCAAGTCCGTATATGCTGGCTGAACTAGACCATTGTAAGTCAACATCATGTTTCCTGCATTCTTCATACAGCCAAACACTAAAATCATAGTTCTGACGCATTACCCGAGCAACATCACGTTCGGTAGTGCTACTAATAGCACCGCAGTGAATTACCCAGTCTAATCCTTCAATGCGTGGCAACTGTCGTTCTTGCCATTCGTAGGTATAGATTTCGTTCTCTGTAGACAGTTTACGCCAAAAGCGTTCTATGTGACTTCCGATGAAGCCTCTATTTCCGGTTATTAATATTTTCAATTATTTTACTCGTTGAATAGTTGGGTACAAGATTGTAAAATTTAATTGCTTTACAATGCTCAGCACCGGTGATTTTTTTATCACGATAGTCTGATCCTTTGACCATTAGATCTGGTTTGTAAATTTCACAAATATGCTCCAGTTCCTCTTGTGTATCAAAAATCCAAACTGCGTTGGTACTCTTTAAATTGTCCAGTGCAAATTTACGATCTTCTTGATTGTTAATAGGCCTACTGCTGCCTTTTAATTCTCGCACGGATCTATCGCTATCAATACACACCAACAAATAAGTACCCTGACTACGTGCAAAGTTCAGCATTTCAATATGCCCACGATGCAAGATATCAAAGGTACCGTTAACTATTACTCTTCTGGCTATCCCCGGGTCGTACACGATAATTATCCTCTACTGAATCAGGTGTTGATACTTCTATGATAGTGCCCTCTTCCAGACAAATCAATTGATGTGGTTCCAACGGTAGGTTATGCCATGTGTCACCTTGATTCAAGATGTGACTGCGTTCACTGGCGTCTTGTGTCAAAATATATTTGACTTCAAACTTGCCACTTAACACGTACCATGTTTCGTCTTTCTCAGCATGAAAGTGCATGCTGAATCGTGCGCCTTGATTGAACTTCATAAGTTTACCGCAGTACCGGTCATTGGTTGCCCAGATCAATTCCGAGCCCCAACCTTTTTCTACAAATCCTTCTAGTCTCATTCGATTTCCTCTAATCTTGGTGCATACACGCCCACATGTTGAACCGTCACTGCAGACGCCTTGATTGCAAACTTTATTGCATCAGGCATGTGCTTTGTTTGCAAAAACTTGTACACAAGAGCAGCTAAAAATGTATCGCCTGCTCCACATACATCAGTTACATCACCTGCAGATTCTGCAGGATAAACCCACCCATTCCATTCTGCGCCTTGGTCGCCGTGTGTGACAATCAAGTGATCGGGCTCTGGATGATAACTGGTAACACGACTTTTTTCCAGTGCATTGATCTTTACATAGCAACCGCCCATACGAGCCAGGTCAGTTTTCTTTGTGTCAATAAAGATTGGTACCGTTACTTCTCGAGCCAGGTCTTCTATTAACTGATAATCCACGGTGCCTTTGTTGTAGTCACTGATCACCACTGCATCATACACAGGTGGGATTGCTGTTTCAAATCTAACGGGCTGACTTTCTACATCATGATCTATTCGGATAAGCTGTTGCTTGCTACGATGATCAATCAGTCTATTCTTTTTGCTCACTGCACCGTGCAGGAAGTTGACTGTGCATCCTAGTGCTTCTAGATTTTTACGTACATTGCCAGCCATACCGTCATGATTAATGGTATAGTGTGGTTCGAACACCGGTACAGGTGCTTCGGGACTGATACGATTTACATAACCGTATGTGTAAACATCGTCGCCTGCATCACCAATTAGTAATATATTCATGTTAAAAGTAACTGCAATTTGTTCTTGGAAAATAACATTCGTTGTTCAACAACGGTTTTATTTTAATCGTTTCTAATACTGTGGTCTTGCCTAGTCCTATTGCCAAACTATACGCCAGGCTTTGATTGCCCACAAACAGATCGCAGCCGTTAATCAAGTCTGCCATCTCCAATATGTCAGCGACGTGTACACGGTCAATTGGTCCAATCATGTTTATAAAATCATCATACTCAATATCGTTGCCAACAAACACAGCCGAATCGGCCATATTGCCGTCTTTGTACATTTGTCGCCAGATTTTATCACCAGTTTCCGTATCTCTATAACGTAGTGTGCGATTAACCACAACTGGACGCTTTCTATAAACATCCGCAGTCAACCAAGTCTGTTCCAAATCAGTTTGACCAAAAGGTAGATTGTGTGTCATACACATGGCCTGCACATAGTTACCTTCAAAACCTCTAAACAGTACACCACGGAAACGATCCAGATCAACATCGTGAGTGCCATCCCAAACAACTACATCATTAATATAGTCTTGACGCACCAGCAAAGGCTTTAGTATAGCAAAGTCTTGTTCAGTAAAGCGACCTCGATGTGCAGTATCAACTTCATCTGGGCGATATCCATACTCTGCTACACATCGTTCAATGTTATGTAGTGCAAGAGCAATGGTACCACCACCCATTTTTTTTACAGCATATAAACTGTAAATTAAATCACCAAATGTACCTGAATGTTTGAATATCATAATATCTCTAAAATGTTATTGGCAATGCGTGTGGCATCAAAACTAGTACTGCAACGGAAGTCTCCATGTTTGCATATAACCTGTCTGACCGGACGCTGTTGATGGTCATTGCACCCAACACAATCCACTGCGGATAAGATTGGAGTTACTGTTTTCCAAGTTGGTGCAATACGCTCGGGAAGTAAGTGAGTGTGCAACGATATCATGTGTGTGCTGCTGGCTGAGGCAATATGATATGGTCCTGAATCTATACCAATAAAGCATCTTGCACGATCCATCAATAGTTTTTGCTGTTGTACGTTAAGAACTTCTCTAGCATCAACAAACAAAGGATGCTGTTCGACTGTGCCATCTTGTGCGCTACCCACTGTGACAATTTTAAAATCTGTTCGCTCAGTAAAAAGTTGTTCAAAAACTGCATACCAAGTGTCCCAACTCATGTTTTTTAATGCCCAATGCCATTGTCGAATATGAATTACAATGAACTTGTCTAGCGCATGGTCATGACAAAATGCATCAACTACTGTGTGATCGTTTTCGTTGGCAAACAATTCTACTGATTTGTCATCCACTGTTGATGAGCCAAAAGCGCGGTAAAAATAGCTGTCCACGTAATGGTTAACAGGATTGTGTTCGTAGGCATCATCAAGATTAACATAAAGATCATAAGTGGCAGGATTTGGCATTGACTCTGTGTGATACAAGGCTCTCACATGTGGATTGTTATTAAACACATTGGGATATTCGGTAGCAACATCAATCGCGCAGTTGTATCTTTTTTTGAGTTCTCTAACTACGCCTGTGCTCATTATGACGTCACCAAGTGCGGCGCGACGGCGTACCAGGATCGTGAGTGGACGTTCAATGTTCAATTGTGACCTCTGGAAAGTATCTCAAGAAACGATCTTCTTTATTAACTCTGGCTGTTAGAATCTTGTTCTTTATTTCAGCGAACACATTCCATGCCAGGGGTACAAATAAAACTTTTTCATCTGGTTCTAAATCTGACAGCGCAACGGAGCCAACAATGGCAATATCTTGACCTGGACTATATGTACCTTGTTTTAAAGGATTGTCATCAACAATAAAATCCAATTTAACATCAGCAAAATTAAGCAAGGTCATGCCTTTGGCTGCGGCACCATATCCTACAATTTTATAGCCCTTTTCTCTAAACAGTTCTATTCTTGATTTAAATTCGTTTTTAACTTTAACTGCACGACTAGCCCATTTTGTATAGGTTTCTGCACGAAGCAGGTCAGCTTCCATGGCAATTAAGTTTTTAATATGCTTGGGTCGTTTGTTATGTTTGCTTAACACAAACACATAACTGTTGCCGTGAATAGGAGTTTTAATTACATCAACAAGATGCAAGCCGCCACGCTTGGCCAGTGCATCCATGCTTTGTATATTATAAAAATTCACATGCTCGTGATATATTGTATCAAACTCACCGTTGCGTATCATGTCAGCCTGGCTGGTTTGTATAAAGAACAAGCTGTGCTTGGACATCAATGGTTCCAACAATCGCAAATATTTTACAGGGTCTGGATTGTGTGCAAATGCATTCTGCGCCACAATGATGTCAAATTTTTGATGTTCTAGTTGTTTGACAGATTTCTTGTCCCAGAAACCGCAGATGACCTTGTGCCCTTTGTCTGTGCTGGTCTTGTGTAGATTTTCTGCAGGATCTACACCGTAGGTGTTAAATCCAATTCTTTTAAATGCATCAAGTTGGCTGCCATCGTTACAGCCAATATCCAACACATGACCAAACCATTTATCAACATATTCTCTAGTCCATTTGGCAAACCAAATCATATAGTCCAAGTAAGTCTGACTGGTTCCACTCACGTATGCATAATCCTTGTAGATAATTTCTGGATCTACTACGTGTGTTAACTGTAAATGGCAGCATTGTTTGCAACGATTCACAGCCAATGGATATGATTTGTTTCCACCAGGACTTGATAAAAAATTATTAGCTAACGGCTGTTCGCCAAGATCTAATGCCAATTCTAATTCCGTGTGCCCACAAGCAAGGCACTCAGTGAGTTCATATACATCCGTCATATTAATTCCTTATGGCTGCACCGTTTGGTGCAATTGATCCTTCAACTCCCAACTCAGCTATTTCTGTAACCAGGTCAGCAGGTAAAAACTTATACAACACATGCTCGATATCAGCATAGCCGCCATGAGCCACACGTTGTGCCATGTAGTTTAAACTGTCTGTGTATGTTTGTATGACACGTTCGGTGATGTCAGCAGGCCACGACCATAACCTTGCCATGTACTGCAACTCAATACCAGTCACTTCGAAAGAAAACTGACTGGTATTCTTTGGACCAATTACGATTCTATTAGGGTGATCAGAATAGACACCTAGATCAAATTTTTCATTTAGAATGTAACGTCCAGACATCTTGTGAATACGGTCGCAATCAGCAAAGTCGCCATCATCCAGGCACATTTTCAAGGTTCTACCAAAACACATAATTTCAGTACTGTTTTTAACTATGTCCCAGTTGTCAGTACTGTTATAGATATCATGCACATCTTTGTCTGTGCTGAAGTCTACTAAAAGATCAGAGTTTTCTTCTAACAGTTGGCTCTGTGCCTCAGTTAGTGGTGTTCCGGTACATTCCATAACAATAATTTTTGAGCCCGGTGCACGAGCTCGAATGCTGTCTAGTGTGGTCAATGTTTGCTGTAGTCTAGCCGCAGGACTGTATACACCAAACTTTGAATTGATTGCACTAGTAACTACAAAACCGTGTCGAATCATTTACGTAACCATCTTTCATTGTGTAATGTCCAGTCAACCATACCTTTAATACGTTCACTGAGTTTGATCTTGGGCTCCCAACCAAGCTCTTTTAACAGTCCACCATCTAGTGCATAACGCATGTCATGTCCTGGTCGACTGGTATGAAAGTCTGTCATTTCGTATTTTAGTTCTTGGCCTACTGCTTGTGCAATCATTTGTGCCAGTGTAAGATTATCAATTTCTTCTGTGCCCACAAGATTGAACTTGGGGCAATGTGCATGACCGTAATCGCCCGAATGCTTGTAATCTCGTGGTAGATCAAGTATGAACATTAGGCCTTCGGCAACATCTTGAGCATGAATATACATTCTACTACCTGCAACAGTACGAGTGGGATCTGAATGTATAATTACTGTTTCGCCGTCTCGCACCTTTTGTATTGTAGCTGGAATAAACTTTTCTGGATGCTGACGTTCACCAAACACATTCATTGTATGTGTGACCACAATTGGCATCTTGTAGGTGTTTTCGTACGCCACACAAAACTCCTCGGCGGCTGCTTTGCTTGCTGAGTAAGGATTGGTGCTGTTGTACCTATCATATTCTTTATAGGCCACTCCAGGTGGTGCAATGCCGTAAATTTCATCTGTACTAAAATATACAAAGCGTTCCAAGTTTGGTAAATTTTTACGAGCATAGTCCAGCATATTGACAGTACCGACCACGTTGTCCTGTACAAACTCCATGGGATAAGTGATTGATCTGTCCACGTGACTGCCCGCAGCAAGATGCAACACAATATCAATGTCACCAATGTCGTGTGCAATTTGACTGTTGATTTCTGCTTTGAGATCGTGAAACACAATACGCATGCGACGACTGGTAGTCATAGGGTTGTGTGTCATCAGCATGTCAGCAAGTCTATTTAGGTTGCCACTGATGTCAAGTCGATCCAAACAGACAATATTCCAGTCTGTGTCTCTTAGTATTTTATCAATAACGTGATGTGCGATGAATCCGGCGCCGCCGGTAATTAGAACTGTTTTAGACATATTTCCTCAAGAATCGTTGAATAATACTATTTATTCTGACGCTTTAGGAGCGATATATTGTTTAATGTGACTCATTGCTTTACGTGCTGTATCAAACACATACTCAACGGTTTCGTCTTCCAGTTGAACTGTGACTACAAAACCATTTGCCACTTTTCGAATTTCAATAGATTCAAACATAGTAATCCTTATAGTTGATTTACTATTATAATTGAATATTACGTAAAAGTCAAACTTATTTTGTCATTAAGAGATTGACAAATTCGAGCAAGAGATCTTGCTGTCCGCCATGCCATTTCGTACGCAGCCAAGAGTACATGGTGTACCAATTTTCTTCTGCTTCAGGATGACAGCCCATGATTCCAATTCTGCCCTGAAATATGGCCATTGGGTCACCGTTTGCGTAAGTGGCGTAAGTTTCAAATTTGGTTCTGTCACCTTCCAAAGCGCAGCCATCATAGAAAAACATGGTTGTATCTTCACCGTTCCAATTAACTGCAATGTCTTTTGCATGGGGTCTGCGTGTGTCTGTATCGGGCTGGGTGATATACTGTACTGCATCTACATCATTGAGTATGTCAAAATAGTGTGAGCCTGCCCAATATGCGCCCATACAAATACCCAGGTATCTACCGCCACGGGCCACAAAATCACGTATTCTGGGCGCATGATGTTTCATTAGCCAATGCCACGACTCTGAATCTCCGTCTCCGCCCGGAAAAGCCACAATATCCACATCATCAAAGAAGTCATCTTCGAGTTCGTGCCATGTGAACAACTTCAAGTTATAGTGGGTGGAAAAAGCCAACAGCATACCGTTTGCACATTGCACTGAGCAGCAAGGCTGATGAATAAACAGGGCAATTGTGGGTTTCTTCATAACTGTATTTACTTGTTTTGTGGCTGTTGCTTTTTAACTTTCATTCCCACATAAGTTCCGCAAAATGCACCAGCTACAGCAGGGATAATTAACCAGTGATTTGTGGTGTAGCTGATAACTGCCACGCTTCCTAGTATATAGCAAGCCACACTCCAAAAGCTCGCGCCGAGAACTCTATCATTGGCTACACATCTTAGATAATACGTGTACACAATATCAAGCAAAAATATTGAAAAAAATGTAACAATGCATTCTATTATCATAATTGAATACTTAATAGTTGAACACTCATTTACTCAAATAAAAAAGACCCTGCTGGGCCTTAGTACTGGTTACGAGTTCCAGCGCCACTCCATCGTTGTGGTCGGTTAAAATTATTTATCATTCTCTGGGCAGTTAATTATTACGTTTTTGTTACAAGATTGTCGCGAAAGATTTCCCATGCCCGTTCCCAACTCCAACGAGCACTACCTTCCCAGACACGCTGGCGGTCCAACATTAGCGCATCCTTGACTGCTTGCTTTAGCTCATCATTTACGCAACCTGTAACGCCTTCGTCAACGACATCCAAGGGTCCTTGAACCGGAAAAGCTGCAACAGGAGTTCCACAAGCCATTGCTTCAATCATCACAATCCCAAAAGTTTCCCATTGGCTGGGGAACACAAACACTTCTGCATTGGCATAGTAACGTGCCAGATCTATACCTGTTTTGTATCCAGTAAAATGTACATCTGGATACTGCTTCTGGTAGGTCTCCAGCATGGGTCCATTACCTACCATGACTTTGAGATATCCTGGGTAATCTAGTTCAAAAAACTTTTCAAGATTTTTTTCTTTACTGACGCGACTTACACATAACAAATATTTGCTAACAGTTTCTACTCTATGTGTAGGATTAAAAACGTCACGATCAACACCACGAGTCCAAGAAATAATATCTCCATCAAATCCATGATCTTGCAACTCCTTAACCATTGTATCTGTAGTAGTCAGTACTTTGCCGCTATGTTTATGAAACCACCTGACTAGAGGCCAAGTAACAGCCTCAGGTATTCCAAACAACTTTTTAATTCCTTCTGGAAACTTAGTATGATAAGCAGTATTGTAGCGATAACCGTGTTGGTCAAGATATTGTCTAGTACACAAACCCAAAGGACCTTCGGTGGCGATATGGATATGATCCGGATTGATCTCCTCAATCTTCTTGCCCATCGCCCGCGGATAGGCAATCTTGAGTTCGTTGTAGCGAGGACAACTAATGTAGCTGAAGTCCCCGGGAGTAATGTAAACAACCCGATAACCGTCCATAACCGCACACGCCGCAATATTTTTGTAGGTTGTAACAACACCATTGATCTGCTCCTGTAAGTTGTCTGTGACTATAAGGATTGTTTTTTGCATTCGCCTACTACCTTGAAACTCTTAAATT